GAAGATACAATACCAAAATCATCTAATATATCTACGTTATCTTTTTGTGCCTGTAATGCATTTTCTATAAGATCTACTTCTTTAATAAAATCAGAAGGTATTATTTCAGTTTGTGAGCCACCAGGCCCTGTTACTTTTTTATCTCCTATAAATTTTTTACCATAATCACTTACAGCTTTTATTTGTTTAATTAAATTTGTAGTTTGACCGTTAGGCATAATAGCTTTGGCATTAACAGCAGCCATCTGCTCTGCTGACAAAGTGCCATCAATAATACCTTGTATTTCAGTTCTGCTTAAATCATATTTTTCACGTAGTGTATCAGCTATCTTACCAACTCTTTTATCAATCGTATCTTGAGTTATCATGTTGGCATTATATCCGGCCATTACATTTTCTATTGTGTTATAATCTTGCGTTGGATTTGCAACTATTCTACCTATATCATCTGTAAATACATTTTCTTTTCTTAATTGATTTTCTAATATTGCTCTTCTGTTAACAGGAAGAAGATCTTGTAAAGCTTGTAATCCTTTGCCCATCATGCCAGGAACAACATCACCTATTCTAGAAAATGGATTTAATACTTGTTTTCTTGTAGCACTAAAAGCACTCATTGGACCATCATCACGTCCAAGAAATATATTCGGTATTCCAGGTGTGGTAGTTACATTATCATCATCGTCATCATCATCTACAGGTGGTTGATTTCCACCACCACTGGATGTGCTATATTTAAAAGTCTCTGGTAGATTTTTTCTATTTAAATAATCCTGTACTAATTCAAATAAAGTTTTTGCCATTATCTTCTTCCATCCGGTTGTATATCTAGCTTAAATGTTCCAAATCTCCATTCTTCGCCATTAGAATCGTTTTCTATCTTGAAGTTAACGAAACGACCCCTTGCTCTTGTATCCTTTTTATCAGTAGATGAGTCTATTGTAAAGGGACTCAAACTAGTGCTTGTATCTGATTGCTGCGGATATCTTTTCACAGCCAACGTAACTTTAGCATTACCAGCCAAAGTTTTAAAATCAGGAACAAAACGTCTTACAGCTAAGAAAATCTCACCTGCAATGCTTGGTCCTGACGATCTCCCCCTTGCATCTCTTTGTCTTTGTTGTAGGTCAAAATCAAAAGATTTGATAAAAGATGGCACTATTGTTGTTGAACCGTCTTCATTAACTTGATCTGTTCCTATCTCATGTTCAAAATATTTTGTCTGTCCTAAACCATCTTGACCTATAACAGCAGGAAAAGTTCCATCGTCTGTGCTACTATATTTTGTAGCATAAGGTGCCGGATATATAGTTCCATCCATCCAACTGGTTCTAGCTTCTGTGCCTGTATACCAACAGTTTTCACCATAGTTAAACACCACATACTTATTATTAAAATCAGAGCTTGATGATGGATAATACCAAGTTACTTCTGTAAATAAATTATTTAAACCAGCAGCAACTTGTTGTCCTTTTGTTGTATCAAAATCATTAAATACAAAATCCTCTACACTACAAGGCAATGATTTAACTGTACCATCAAATAAAAAGAAACCATTTGGTGACAACCAAAATGCTGATCCATCTATTTCTACAGCTGCATTTTTACCTATCAATCCACAGTTTGTACCAACCTGTTCAAAACCAAACGTAAAGGGAGATCCAATAAATTTCATGGTATATAATGCATTGTCTGTCCATATTAAAATTGTTTCTTTTGCTTTTAATGCTCCAACTATTTTAGTTCCATCTTGTAGTCTTTGTGAACCTGCTGCATTTATAGAAGTTGCAATATATGTATTTATATCTTCTTGATCAGAAAATCTTATAAACATATCATCTTGTGTAGTCGTATCACCAATAGTTGTTTCTGTTCCAAGATGTATTAAGTGTCTAGTTGTTGGTGATATTAGTGTGACTCTTGATGCAGTAGGATTACTCCCTGTTGCAAAACCAGATGTTGTAGTTGATGCTCTGTTTAATAAAGGTGTTGCAGCTCCTGCGTTCCATGTAAATGTTTTACCGTTTGCAATAGTTGCTATAAGAACTTGTCCAAAATTATCTAGGCTCCAGAGGCCTGGTTCTAGCACTACTGTTGATGCATTTACTGCACTACCAAATCCAGAAAAATTTGTAGCATTTGATACTGTGGCACCACTACTATGTGCTTGTCCATTTGATGTACCAGCTGTTGCTGTACCATTTGTACCTCTGGTAATACCAGTTAAATCGTTAGAACTTATTCCCGTATAAGTTATTAACTCATTGCCTACAGCTATAGTCCCACCACCTGTTGGAAAACCTGTAACTGATGTTAAAGTTATCGCTGTACCAGATCCTCCTGTACCAGCAGTATCTGCAAGTAACGCTCCATTTAAAGTTGTTGTTGCAACTCCAGATACGTTTCCACCATAGTTGCCAATACCAAAACCATATCCATAAGACTGAGCTGCAGGACCAACTTTTTCATATGGTATAACACTACAAGATCCACCACCCGCTGCACCGGTTGTGGTCTGTGATCCTGTTACGATAGCAATCAAAGATGATGTTACTCTTGTTACTTGAAATAATTTATCTTCAAAAGCAGCATCAGTTAGACCAATACCACTTGGAACTGTTACACTATCTAATAAAATAATATCACCTGATTCTAAATTATGTGCTGAAGAAAATGTTAAAGATACCTCTTGTGTTGCATCTTGAGCAGACATAACAACAGAACTAATCGTAGCTTTTACTGGTGTAACATCATGAAGTTGTCCTTCAAAATATATAAGTAAAAATTTATCTGAACCTAGTGCAACGTATCTGTTACCATCTAAATCAACAAAAGAATGTTGTTTTCTAACTACACCAACTATTGAATCTGAAACTAAAGAAGACCAGCCACCAACTTTTTCTGGTAGACCATATCTAAATCTAACATTATCAGAATCTATCCAACGATTTTCTGCACCTGCTGAAGTATTTTGTTTGTCTATTCCAGGTCTAAATTTAAACTCAACTAGAGCCATATGATTGCTCCTATTGATTAGTTGACTTCAATACCCAGCCAACAGTTACATTAGCATAAACAAGAGTTGATGCTTGACCATTAACATTTAAAACTAAGTTAGAAGTTCCCGCATTTATTTTGTGACTATTTCTATTTATTGTAAGATTGTTTGATGCAAAAAAGTTACCACCGTCTATTATAGTAAGCTCATCCCCGGTAGCAGCTGCTGCTGGCAGAGTTATTGTTATAGGGTTAGTGTTCGTAATTGCAAAAATTTGTTCTCCGGCTACAGCTGTGTAAGCAGTTACACTTGAAGAGTTTACTGTTAAATATCCTTTATCCAGTAAACCTAAATTTACATTTGTAGCATCTGAATATACTAATACTTTTGATCCTGAAGGAACTGTAACTCCTGTTCCTGAAACAGTTTTGATAGTTAATGTTTTTATAGTTCCAGAACTTTCTCTTGTTGTTGCATCTTCAAACACCATAACTCTTTCTGCACTATCAGGAACTGTTACAGTTCTATTTGCAGTTAAAGTTCCAGTAAGTTTAAAATAAATATTTTTACCATTTGATGTTGCACCATTGTCTAAAGCTAATGCTACATCACCGCTACCAACAGCCAATGATAAATATCCTGTAGATAATTGTTCTAGTATTTGTAAATTAGTATTAGTTATATTACCCCAAAGACCGGCCTTTTCACCAGTGGTAATTAATTCTAATTTTGAATTTGTTGAAAAACTTGATGCCATATTAAATCGGGTCTATTTCTACCCAAACACTATTTGTATTTGGATCTATTTCACTCCATGTTATTGCCGTTGCATCCTTAACTGTTATGGTCAAAGGTGTTGCATCAGGCGTTACATTTGCCTTACCAATCAGTGTAACACTTCCTGTGCTTAACGTCAATTGGTTTCCAGTTACTGTTGCGTTAGCAGCTGCATTAATTACCACGCCTCCTGTAGCTAAAGTTAATCCGCTTCCTGCAACAGTTACATTAGCTGCAGCATTAATTACTACATTACCTGTAGCTGCTGTTAAAGGATTTCCTGTTACATTAACAAGAGCTCCTGCTAATGATGTAGCTGATCCTATGGATAAAGTTAAAGGATTACCTGTTACAACTACAGAAACATTAGGATCAAATATGCTACTTGATATTGGTAGCTCTGATATAGCACTAAGACCGAGCATTTATTAAACCTCTGCGTCTTTTAATTCTTGTATCTTTGCATTTAGCTCAGCTTCAGTAGGCATGGTAGCACTATCATCAATTTTTATTAAATATTTATATTGCATTCTTTCACCATTAGGAATTTTACTACCATCGTCATTAGTTTTTTTCCAACCATACCATGCACCATTATTTAATTCGTGTAATGCTCTTTGTAACCAATATTTATCTTCAATAGTAATCATACACTGTCTCCTAATCTAATAAATTGAAAGCAAGTAGCATTTGCATCTGTATCTGTAAAAACTTGAGTGTTACCACTACCCGCCATACCATTAGTTGTAAATTTTATTTTGTGTGTGCTTACATTAGTGCAATTAAAATAAGTTTCTATTGTTATAACATTATAATCCGTATCATTATAATTATTACCAAGAAATCCATAAGCTAGTCTATCATAGCTTGAGTTATCTGCTGTTCCATAAATATTACTATAATAAGAATCATCATAAGTATTACCTTTACAAATAAATTTAACTAACCAAAGTCCTGTTGATGGAAATGTCCAAATACCTGAACTAACTGACACTCCTGTTCCAAGTTTTCCAAAAGTTGCATCATCAACCCTTTCTAGATTTGAACTAATAGGGTCTTGGTCTGAATTAAAACCACTTGTCAATCTCCACATATCAGCTTCTGTAACTCCACCGCCGTTAACAAATCCTGATGTTATGGCTGTACCACCATTAGCAATCGGCAATGTTCCTGTAACATTGCTTGCTAAGTTTACTAATTGATTCGGTCCTAATCTAGTTAATGCCATAATTTATTCTCCAAATATTTCTTTTATTTTATTTTCTACTTCTTCTTTAGTGGGTTTAGTTATTGATTCATCTAAAACAATTATATTTTCATAAACCATTCTTTTGTCATTAGAAATTAAATTACCATTATCATCTTGTTTTTTCCACCCAAACCATTGTCCAGAATGTAATCTTGTTAAAGCGATATTTAATTTTTCCCAATCTTTTTCCATATTATGTATTTCCTAATTTTTTAAAAGTAACATAAGTTAAATCGGCTGTTGTGCTTCCTTGAACATTATTTGTACTTGTTACATTAAACTGCACATTAAATTTTACTCTATGAGTGGAAGTGTCTGTAATATCAAGATAAGTGCTTATAGGTCCAACTAAACTATAAGTTGTAGTTGAATCTATGTAAGGTAAATTACCTCTTCCTAAAGCTACTTCAGTGTAAGCTCCTCCACTATTAGACGAGTGATTTATTTGTATTGCTACATATCTTGAATCATCACTACCACTAGCACTTAAGAAAAAAGAAACTTCATAAATACCTGTTTCAGGAAAACTAAAAATTCCTGATGATTCTGTTATGGCTGAACCAAGAGTTCCTTGACCTGCTGTATCAATTCTTTCCCAGTTTGAGGTTATATCAGCATTGGAGGGAGCAGAGTACGCTGCTGATAATCTAAATTTATCAGCGATAGCTAATCCACCAACAGCAGCACCATTGTTCTGTAAAGTTCCTACAATGTTTGTAGTGTCTCCAGATGCACCGATAGTAATAGTATTAGAACTTTCGTTGATAATGTTATTACCGTCTGCGTCTTGTATTGTGTCTACTTTTAATATACTTGTCATTATACTCCTATTCTATAATTTTATATCCACCAAAAAAAGTTTGTAATCCAAAATCTGAAGTAGAGGCATTTAAATTTCCACCACTTCCTTGTAAACCATATAATTCTAAATAATCAGAAACTGATAAATCTGCTGTAAAACTTCCAGTAAAAGTATGATAAAATTCATTTCTTCCCCAAACAGAAACTAATGCTGAACCATTTTTATAAATTATAGCATTACAATTATTAAAATCATCACCACTTTCAATTCTTAATGAATAATATATAAAATATTTACCTGCCTGTCCTGATGGAACAACCCATCTCTTATTAGTAGTATCTAAACCTGATGCAGTATCAATTTCTGCTGAATCAATATTCACTTTTGTTCTAGTGTTATTAACTAAAGAAGTTGCTGATGTTTGTTTCAATAAAAATGCAGGAGTGTTAGCTCCTCCAAATCCTGTTTGTGTACCAGAGTTTGTAATTGTGCAACCTGAAGGAATAGTAATAGTCTCTCCAGATTGACCAAGTGTAATAGTTCCTGATCCACTGCTCGTTTGTATATTCGATACTTTTAATGTTCCGTTTGCCATAATATTATTCCGTCATTTTAAAAATTTGCATAGTTGCTTGTGAGTTTTCAATTCTTGGTGTTCCAGAACTAACAACCATGTAAGCATATCCTTCAATGTAATCACCAGATCCGTTTAGTTGAACTATAGTACTTGTATTAATCTGATCGTTATAATTTATACCATTTGTATCCCAATCTCTGACAGCTTTTGTTGCAGTAATACCAGAACCATTTTTATAAATTTCAACTCTTAATTGGTCGATTGCATTATCAGCAGTAATTCCAACTCCTAAATTTACAGCTACAAAATAATATCCTGATGTTGTTGGAACAAATCTATGATTGGTGCTACTATCAAATACTCCACCACTATCAATATGTTCAGCATTAAATTGAATTTTAGTCCAAGATGAAGCACTAAAAGTTTGGTCGCCACTTCTATAAACAGAACAATAAGGTGCAGTTGTTCCACCAAATCCTGTAGCTGTACCAGAGTTAGCAATAGTAACTCCTGAAGGAATACTAATTGTATCTCCACTTGTACCTAGCGTTAGTGTAGTGCCTGTAGCTGGATCGACTTGATTTGTTTCTAACTTACTCATTATAAAATTACAAATGTACTCCCTGATGGAATCGTGATCGTACCACTAATTGTTACTGGTCCAACCAACGCTCCGTTTGTTGAGCCCGCCATTGACAATGATGTCAACGACTGAGCGTTCTTTACAAAAAAGTTTGTGGATAAACTACTTGCGCTTACAGTTCCATCAGTTGGTGT